TGAACAAAGTTATTAATGTCGCTTTGAGTGTTCTTAATCTCATCAGCATTTTTTACGTTAAATCTAAATCTCTTGTCACCAACTTCATATTCAAAACCTTTGAAATCGCTGGTAAAAACATTATCTGTTTTTTTAAGAAACTTGTCTTTCAACATTTCTTGCTGTTTAGCGTTATGCTCCGACTCTTCATTATATCGGTTAAAGAACTCAATAGCTTTCTGCGCTTCGTCTGGAAGTTTAGATCCGCTTTTGATTTCTTCGTAATACTTAGACTTTTGCCCGTCTAAATAGGCTTTAGCCTCCGCAACTTGCTCTTTTAAGGCTATTTTCTTTTTTCTTATAAGGTTTTCGTCATCTACATCTTCTTCGTATTTGAATTGATCTTCTAATAAAAACTCTATTTCATCACCACTTAAGTGTGGTTTTGTTGTTTTATAATACTCTTTTAAAGCTGTTAAGTTATCCATCTCACTGTAGTCTTTGTTTAGATTAACATAATCATTAACACTTCCTCCAGTTTGATTCATAAAATCAACAAGCTTTTGCAAGTTCTCAGGAACTGGATTACCAGCTTCTTCAGCTTCTTTTAAAGCTTCACCAATATCCTCTACTTCTGTAGATTCTGCAACGGGTTCTTCAGTTTGAACGGCCTCGTCCCTTGGTGATACTTCTTCAACCACTTCTTGTACAACTTCGGCTTGTTCATCTGTAACCACGTCTGTTGCTTCTTGCTCTGTATCGGCATCTTGTTTTGTTGTTAAAGGTTTACTCAAGTCTACTTTAATTACATCTGGATCGTCAGCTGATTCAAATTTACTTAAATCTACCTCTTGTTCCACTTGCTCTTCAACTTGAGGCTGCTCGTCCACAGACTTTACCTCCTCAATGTTTTCGTTTTCTTCCATAATAAAATAATATATAAATTAGTGTTATAAATTCACTCCACCAAGTATATCATTACCTGATGATTCAAAGTTTTTAGGTGGAGCATTGTTTGTTCTTTGGTTTATTAGCTCTGATTGTTGAGTGGCCTGCATTTTAGATCGCTTGTCTTTTCTATCTTCTTTTTCTTTATCGGACATCGATCCACCCTCCATTTCTTTCATCTTCATCTGCAGCTCAAACTCATGATCCATAAGCTTCTTTTTAACTTCAGCTTCTTTTTCAAGTATCATGTTCTGCATTTCTGATTTAGCTTGTTCTAGCTGTATTTCAGCTTGAATTAGATCCTTCTTCTTCTTAACCTCAGCTTCAGCTGCAACCTGCTGTGATTGAGCGTTAGCATCTGCTTGAGCTTTTATGTTCTCTTGCTGCATTTGCTGTTCTCTTTCTAGCTTCTTAGTTCTTCTTACTTTAAGCAGTTGATTTGCCAGCTTTATATTCTTGATCTCTCTTAAATCTATAGCATCATTCAAATCTATTAACTCTTTAGACAGTGCTATCTGTATATTGTTTTCTAGCATTTGTTTTTGCTCATCATCTGGGGCTAAGTCTATAAATATGCCAAAGTCATATAAGTGTAAATTGCTCATCTCCTCTAGTGTAGCTACATTATGAGCTCCTATAGCATGTATAAACGCTTCTTTCGTAGGTGAATACTCTATTATATCAGATATTCTTAAAGAAAGCAGCTCAGCCGTTTCAGCTGTCAAGTATAATCCAGCCTCTAACACGTGCTTTGTGGCTGTGTTTGAATTAGCTGCAGCTAGCTTTTGTATGCCAACTAAAGAGTTAGCGTCAGGAGTACTAGCATCTCTTGCTTCGTTTAGCCCCGTAACATCTCTTATCATTTGCAAGTAATAGTTGTAAGTGTTTATTAAGCTTTGAAGCTTTTGCCCTCCACCAGAACTATTTATTTCTTGAATAGGTATTTTTCCAGGATTTTGATCACCATCACCAGTAAACGATCTACCAATAACAGAACCTGTTTGAAAAAACATGTTTAAAGCTTCCTGTGGATTGTAGTTTGTTCCGTTACCTAAATCTATTTCAGCTAAACCATCAGCATCGAGGTAGATGCCATCAGGTATCATACGTGACATTACTTGCTGTAACTTTAAGTGCGTCAACTGAATCATGTCAGCAAAACCAGTGATACGGCTAACCAAAGACTCTATCCTGCCGTTATACATTCTCGGTGCAACAACAGCATAATTCATCTTAACCTTAGTAAAGTCACTTTTAGGCCTCATCATGTTTTTAGCCTTTTCCCACTTTAATAGTTTTTCTGTTCCAACAACCATAGCACCTTCAAACAAGCACTCTATTTGTCTTTGTATTCTATTGTAATTACCTTCTTTATCTACTGGAGGGTTAAATGAATCGTCTTTTTCTATAACTTTTTCTCCACCACTACCAACTTGCTTAAGCTTATAAGTTTCGTTAGTATAAGTCTTGTAGTTAAAGTATAACACTTGAACCTTGTTTATATCTTTGTCTACTTGCTGGTATGTTCTACCTCTATTGTAAAATGCGGACTTTGACTGAAATTCTTTTAAGTCTTCTTGTGTTAAATGAGGAAATTCTTTTACTAACTCGTTTATAGGTATTGTTTTAACTTCACCAATATAATACAAATCATCGAAGTAAGGAGAGTCTGTATGCGAATAAACTAAATTAGCTGGATCAACATAATCCACCTTAACTCCCTCTGATGTGTTAAAGCTAGTTCTAACACAACCCATGCCTAGCACAGCTAGATCATAATAAAACCTTTTTTTAATAAGTTCGTAGTTGCTTCCCTCAAGTAGTACATTTAAAGCCTGCTCTTCAGCCAACTCTACTGCTTGCTTGTAGTTTAACTGCATGTGCAAAGCTAATTCTTCTTCTGAGTCTGGAAGCTTTTCTTTTTCATTTTCATAAAGATCCATGTTAAAAAGCTCAGACGCCGCGTCATTGAACTCTTTATTGTTAAGATCTCTAATTATACTCTCCATGTATTCAGTTCTCTTAGAAACTCCGTAAGGATCTTGAGAGTATGCCTTTATGTCATAAGTTCTATTGGCCATGCCATTAACTAATATGTCCACAAACTTAGGTATAATTGGAACTGGCTTCCAGTCTAAGTTTAAATAAGACAAATCTCCATTTATAGATAACTCGTCTTTATACTTTTGTATTGATTGCTCGCCTCTAGCGTACAACCTTAAATTGTGAAAGTTGTTTTGATAAGAGGTAAACTTGTTGTTGCTTGATTTGTCAAACCACTCAGACTGTATAGCTTTACCTACTTTTAAACCGTAGTCGTAACTACACTTCTCTACGTCGCTTACGACTTGACTTGGAAAATTCTTATGTACTGACTCAGCCATATATTATTTATTAATTATTTTTGATGAAAATCCTTTGTTATCGTATCTTGATATATTTAAACTTAATGTTGGTTTATTCCTTCCTGAAGTTGGGGTGTATAAATGTCTATTGCAAGCCATTATAGCAAGCCCTGAACTTATGGCAGCATCAAACTTAGTTCGCTTATTTATGTCGAACTTAGCCCAGTCGTTAAGCGTTTCGTTAAAGTAAACATCACCGTAATTACCATCGCCTAAATGCCCAACGTGATCGTTGATGTACATTTCAATAGCAGCAGCGTGAGCTTGCTTTATGTCTTCGCTAGAGTTTGGTATACCACCTATTTCTTTTTCAGTGACAGATAGCTTGTTCCAAATTTTATCTGGTCTATTCATGCTAAAACCTCTATATCCTCTTCTTCTTAAATAATACAATAATCTTGGTTTGTTGTTTTCCGCTAGCAATGGCATGCCGTAAAATACTAGTGCCATTAACACGTCTTCAAAAAATATCTCAGCGGTTTGTGGTCTTGATAAATACTCTAAAAAAAATGAGTTTGGAGGCGCGTCTTCCATACTAAATTTTGTTAGTCCATGAAGAGATCCGTTGGATCCTCTACCATCAACAGTACCGCTAATATCATAACTATCGCAGCCAAAGGCGCCCATATGCTCATTTCCAGGGTATTTTATTCCGTTCTTAACTATTGTTTTATTCTGAAGGTTTAACGGTGGAACCCAGCTAATCTTGAACCTGCCGTTAGGATCTGGATTAAAAACAACACTAGTATCTTTAACTCCACCAACCCACTGAAAATTTCCGGTATTAACAACCGAAGAATTTCTTATTCCCTCATTATAATCTATTTGCTCGTATATCTTAACTAAGTTAAACAAGCTGTTTTTTGTCTCGTCCCTAAACGCGTGCTCTTCTGTTCTTGGAAACTGGCGGTAAAATTCATTTAAAGCATCTTGATCGCTTTTTAACCCATCTACCTCGTTGTCCCAATGATCTACAACGCCTACGTCAATCAATTCACCGTCTGGTCCATAAACATCTCCTCCTGGAGTAGTGAAGACAGGTCGTCCATACTCATCAATAAATCCTTCAAAGTTCCATTCCATTGGAATAAACAAAGCATATAAACCAGATTTTGTTTGACCATTCTTATTTCTTTGCGTTACATCACTATCGTTATATAACCTTTTAAAATTATCACCACCTTTATCCAAGGCGTTTGACGTTGATCCCATCATACACTTGCCGATAATCCTACTACCTAATCTAAGACATGTTTTAGTAACTCGCCAGTTGTTAAGTATGTTATCAGGCCTTTCCCACTTACCACTTTCATCGTGAACTAATAAAGAAAGCTTTTCACCATCATAACTATTGTCTCCAGTATTCTTCCAGTCAATAGTTGTATCTAAACCTTTTATTTCTTCTAGCTTCTCATTTACCTCTATTTTCTTACGAGTAAACTTACTCGCTGGAACTCGATACGCTAGCTCAGACTTAGGTCTATCCATACCATCTTGTATTGGTTTAAAAAAGAAAGGATAGTTTATTGATATAGGCACAACCTTATCAGTAAACATCTTCTTAGCATCAGCACCACTTTTAGATAGTATACCATATCTAGAGTCACTCGATATAGTAGCTAAGTTAACCGTTTCAGCAGAGCTCATAAAAGAAAAACCAGAACGTCTATTTTTTAAATAACACATACCGTAACATCTTTTGTCAGCTTTGCAAGCTTCCCAAAATATAAAAAATAATCTATTTGCCTCTCGAAAGTCAGGAGCACCAACGTCTATCTTAGACCATTGTAAGTACATATAGTGTGTTCCTGTTATATAGGTGGGTGTATTATCATTGCTAAACCAAAAACCTTCTTCACGCCTTTTAAACTCTTCATCTATGTAGTCATACCACTGGTCTTTTTGTTCTTCAGGGTAAGCTTTCCAGTCAAATATGGTTTTAACTTTTTTTAATAAATCCGGCTTGTCTAGTTGTTTCCACTTATTGTCGTCGTTTTTATATACGCTGTTTGGAGTTTTAGGTA